TTAATTATTTTATATATCCCGCGTGCCATACACCCTCCTTGTTTAGACAAGCAAAGTGTACCTGATCTAAATAAATAACACAACAAGATAAACAAAAGGGGCCGAAGCCCCTTCTGAAACCCGCATGTAGCCTAGGTTTTAGTGTTATGCACCCGCGCTTCCAAACATTCCGAGCGGATCCGACCACCCAAAGCTGTAGCGCTCACGGGACTTGTAACGGACGTTGCCCGTGTCGAAATCACCATCCATTGAGTTGGCCAGAGGGGTACGGACAAAGTGCTTCATGCCGTTAGGAACGTCAGTGGTCAGGAACCATGCGTTCGAGTCAGTCAGGAAGTTGTTGACCGTGTAGCCTTCCGGAATAGAACCGTTGTTCTTAATTGCATTGATGTCGTTATCGGCAGTAGCAACGCGGAGTTCGGTTTCTAGCAGACGAGTAGCAACGAATTGCAACGCAGGTGGAACAACCAGCTTCTTAGGCTTAGCAGCAATCAGCAGGCCACGCTCATCAGTCCATGCAGCGATTTGAATAACTGCAGCTTCCAAGGAAGTCTCATTCAAGTCGGCTGGGGTTGAAGGAATGTTGCTGTTGGTGCCGCCAGAGGTCAGTGGGTGTGATGCTGAAAACAGCGCCACGCCATCACCACCAACGTAAGCACTGCTAAATCCGTTGTTCAGGATCGTCGCGGCCTTAACTTGCTTGGTGTAAGCCATAGCACGAGCCAGTGCTTTGGTATAACGAGCCGACAGGCTGTCATACAGGTTGTCTTCGATGGCCTCTTCGGTCAGCGAGAAACCCAGAGCAATGGTTTCGTGGTTGTATCGAGCAGTCCATGCTTCTTGTGCGTTGTCATAAGCGATGGCTGAGCCTTCGTTTTTGACTGGCGCGGCGGAGAAGCCAGACAGCTTTGTCTCTTCTTCGAACGAACGCTCGGAGGTCTCAGTTTCGTAGATCTCTTTGTGTTGCTCACCGTAGGTTGCGTACTCAAGACCGAACAGAGCGTTCAGGCCCGGAAGCAGTTCTTTAAGTAGTTGTGCGCGTGAAATAGCCATGATTTAGCTCCTTAAGCAATGCTGGTGGCAGCGTAATACTGGTGTTGACCGAAGTTCAACTTAACCAGCAACTCTGGGTACTGTGCAAACACAATCGTCGAACTAGCCGCAAAAGCAGCTATCGGCGCAGCGTTCAAAATAAACGAAGTTGCACCAGCAGACGCTGCGGTATCAACAAACGAACCAGAAGCAATGTACTGACCATTAGCAGCAAGTGAACCAACATCTGTACCAACAGGCAATGCGAAAGGCAGAGCAGAGCAGGTAATAGTGGCACCAGAAGCGCTAACATAGGTAGCATTCCCCAAGGTCACAACGGTGTCAGGCACTACGCCCAAAACACGAATTGGCAACGCATCGGTAGTCGCAGGCGTATTGGTAGGAGCCAACAGCGCATTAGCAGAGTTACCGGTGTTTTCATTGCCTGCGTTATCAATCATAGCCAAGTTCTGGCCGATCATTGCACGAGCGCCAGAAGCCATAACAACGCCAGAAGAGCAGACAGCAGCTTTGAAGACAGTGTCAGGATCATCACAGACAATCGCAACAGCATCACCAGCGGTAGTGCCACCGGGCCAGTACTGAGCAAATTGTTTTTGCTTAGTTGTAGGGTTTGTATAGGAGCAACCCAAGAAAACACCTGTAACAGTGCCAAGGGTGCCAGTAGAAACGGTTAAACGCTGAATATTGCCACGGGTCAAACCAACTAGATCGCCGTAAAAAATATCAGTCGCATATCCGTAAGGAATCGCATATTCACGGGTAGAACCCGCAAATACTTGACCACCGATCAGATTGATCGGCTTTAGGCCGTAAGGGGCCGAGACGACGGGATAAGCCATATAAGACTCCTAAAATTAAAGTTTACTTGCCTTTGCCAAATGAGGAGGTTGATTTCCGCTCATTAAACAATGGCATACGAGGATCATTCTGACGCATAAGATTATTGTCCACGGCCTCAATCTGGCCCTCAGATTGTCTTGCGTAGTGCGAAGTTCGCTGCTCTACGAATTCAATCGGAGTTTTACAAAGCAATAATCCGCCGATCTCGATGTTGTCCTTGAAGCGACTTGTCGGATCAACTAACAGTTGAAATTTTGGCTGTTCTTCAATCTTGACTGGCTCCCAGCCTTCTCGGAGTTTGGCCGATAAGTTACGTGGGTCAGCATTATTCAAGGTTGAAGTACGAATCCATCTGTACGCGAAACCTGGCTGTTTGTCTGGCTCAGGTAAAAGTTCGGCGGGCGCCCACTGCTTAGGACGCTCATAAACTACACGCGTTTCTAATTCACGACTTTTGTTTTCAGCCATTGTTGGCCTCCATTTTCATTTTCTCAAGGGCGTACTGCTGCGGCGTTAATCCTAACTTTTTGGCAATGCCAATTTCGGATTGTTTCAGCACGATCCGCTTGGAAGATGTGCTTCTGCTCGCCGGAGCTACTACCGTTGATGACCTATCTGTACGCTGTCTGTTTGTGGACTGCGTTTCATTTTTCTCTTCCGTAAAATACTCGGGAAACCGTAGACGCATTGTGTCGTCAACTTTTCGCCAGTATTCATCGGTCGATGGATAGCTGTCCCCATTCTGATTAACCAGCTTTTGGTGCAGACCAAGAGCTAAGCTAGTCATTTCCTCATCCTTGCCAAACCATGTGTTGCGCTCTTGCCACGCAACAGATTTGGAGTCCGGCTTGGGAGGCTGGACTTGAGGAACACTATTTACAGGAGTTTCTTCTTGTTGTAAAGAAGGAACATATTCTTTTGCTTTTTGCAACTTATAGTTAGCATCGGCAATTTTTTGTTGCGCCTTCAACAATAGGTCTGGGTCACCCATGTCATACGCACTCTTAAACTCGGTGTTTGCCGCCTCAAGCTCAAGTGCTGCCGCGCTCTTATAAGTATCTAAATAGTTTCTCTCGCCGTGAGAGAGTCTATTTTTAAGATGCTTGTTTTCCTCCATCGCCCTTTGAGCAAAAGTAACCGCCTCTTGCTGCTCACGTAAAGCGCGTTCTTTCTCGCGGCGCTCATCGTGCCAAACCTTTTTCATTTGTTTAAGTTTAATTTTGACGTTTTCGGAGTAATCTCCTAACTCGTCTTTATCCAACTCCTCAACCAAACTCTGAGGTAATGGCTCGCGGCCTCGATCTGCTTTAGGCGTATCGTCTTCTATCTCAAAGTCAAAATCATCTTTATCTTCTTTGACTTTCTTTTCCTGCTTTTCATCAGGAAATTCAAACTCTTCGTAACCATCTTTTTCACTCATTTGTGCCTCCTTAGGCTCTTGAAATACCGCGTGGGTCAGCTACTACTGCTTCAACCGTATCGTCATTAATTAGACGAAACTCGCGGCCATGAATCTTTAGCCGAGTACCTGAGTTTGGCCGAGCAAGAATAAAATCACCCTCGTTGCACCACGGTCCCGTTGGGAACTTAGTGGCGTCCTTGTAGCAGTCCGGCCCCATCTTGATTACAAAAAAGACGGTAGCTAATGCTTCTTCAAAACGTCGAGTTTCATCAGCTTTGATGAGTCCACTCTCATACTTGTCTTCCGCTTCAGGGATCGTCACAAGGATGTGATAACCCGATGGCTCTGGAAGTTGTTTTGCTTTTTCTTCTGCTGTTTGTGGCAGTGTAGATATTTCACCGCTTTCTGTAGCGATGGTTATTTCACTCATCTGATTGCTCCATAAGTTTTGCTAAGTCGAGGATGTAACCTTCAGTTGTAGAGAGTCCTCGTATCTCCCCGCAAAGTTTTTGATACTCCGCAAAATCTTTCGCCGCGCTTTGTGAGACAGCTATGATTAATTGGTCACGACGTTCCCGCACCTGCTTTAACAACACTTCTAAAACTTTGTCCATCACTCACCTCTTGTTGGTTTGGTCTGGTTTATTGCTGCTTGATCTTTGGCGATTTGAGTGCCAAGACGAACACCTTCTGCTTCCATCTTTGCATCGAGATCTGCTTTGTCTTTGGCCGATCTGGCGCCGACTTGCATACCTGCGATTGCCTTCTGAGTCTCAATTCTTTCGCGTTCAATATCCATCTGATCCGCTTTAGCCGAGGCATCCAGAATTACTTTGTTTTTCTTAATTTCTGTTTCTTGTTTCTTGATTTCTACTTCTTCCTTCTTCAGAGCCAACTCTTGTTGTTGCATCTGAACGATAGGATCTTGAGCTTGTTGTTGAGCTTGCTGTTGTGCAGCCTGCGCCTGATTTGCTTGCAACAGTTTTTGTGCTGCCGCTGCCATCATGCGCGAATATTCAACTTCAATTTCCTTAGACATTTCCTCATCCATACTCGGAAGCGGAACGCCCAATTGCTCTTCAATCTTTTTGCGATATTCAAACGCTACATGCTCACTAATGTGTGCCTGCATAGCAGCCATCATCGCTTGCGCCTGTGGGTTTTGACCAATAATTGCAGCGATTTTTGGATCCTTAACAGCAGACTGATGTACCGAAATATGCGCCTCATGGTCCTGATAAATAAATGCTTTAACAGGCTTCATGTTCATTACTGCCATGTTCTCTGACACAGGGTCTTTAGGTTTAAAGTCCTCTGCGCTAGGGATAAGTTTGCCAATGTTTTTAATGCCAAGAACTTCTAACATCTGACGATTTAATTCAACCTGATCGTAGATTTGTGGAGCTTGTGCGGCCATCTGCATGACCGCTTGGTACTGCACAACTTTCTGCGCCATCGTTGACGCGTTCGGGTCACTCACAGGAAGAATATCTACCTGATCGTAATCCGATTGTTTAACAGAACGACTACCATCTACCGGCTCATATGCGTAATCTGGTGGTGTACAGTCACGAATAATGTCGCGCAATAAACGGAACTCTTGTTTCATCGAATAATGTATACGGGCTTGTACCGCAGACATTACTTTAAGAGTG